CTCCTACCTCCTACATCTACTTTTTTAGGGAAAAACTTTTCTTTTATACTAGCAAATTTCATTTAGCACATCGTTTAAATCACCACATTCAATAAATCTTAATCTAATAACTTCGCTTTGCATCTCATCACCTTCGCAATTATAATATTGAAAGTTAGCTCTACTGTTGTCAGCATACTTTAAATATAGCTTAAATGTATGAGCGGTACTTCCGAAATCTAGTATCTCGGTATCGGTTAATACTATGTCACCAGCAATGCTAGGTATCTCAAAGCTGCATTGTCTTTGGTTTCCCTTATAAACTATTAAGGTTAGGTCTTGAATGTTCTCAGCTATCTTGACGTTCTTGTCGCAGATGCTTAATTCTATTATCGGCTCACATAGTGTTGGCATTATTCAAATATTTTATCATTAATTAAAGTTGCAATGGTTATACTTATAACTGCTATTATAGCGACTTTCCATAGTGGAAGTATAAATAGTAAAGGTAAGCTATGAATTGAAGGCATACACGATGCGCAAGCGAATAATGGTTTAGCTATGTAAAGTAAGCCTTCATGGTTTCTCCATTTGCTTTTTATTTTTCGGTTTCTAAACTTAGATTCTAACCATGTATAAAGCCAGTTCAATACCATTTCAGCTTGGAACATAATTTGTAAGGCATTGATGTATAAAGACAATACCAATGAGTATAAGAGTATTTCAGTTAGTTGACTATTCATACTGCAAAGATATTTATTTTATGCCAAACTTTTGTGGGTTTTTTTGGATGTCATCTTGTAACATAAAGTGAAAGTTCATGCCGTATCTAATTGTATCTATAAAGTCTGCTCGCTGCTCTGCCAACTTCCTATCCTTTTTAATTAGTCCTTTGTCATCTTTCTCGGTATGCTGCAATTCAAATATAGTATTGGTCATGCTCTCATCTAGTAATATGTCAGGGTGGTTATAAAATACATAATTCAATAAGTCAATAGATGCCAATACACTTGGATTTGATTTGGGAACTTGCAAACGTCTCCCTAGATTGAATGCTTTGTTAATCTGAATCCAATTAGATAACCCTTCTGCCCTACCCATTGCACCTGTAGCATCACCTGTAAAGCATATTGAATGTAGCTTAGTTGCGTATTGCAGTTTGATTAGGTCTATTAGCTGCTGAGTGTTATGAATACCCTCCTTAGCCTTAATGGTTATCTCCCTTATTCCTCTTATCTTATGTTTGCCGTCCTCTCGGTATATCTGCCATACAGTACAGGCTAAAGGGTCAATATTAAAGTCAACCCAAAATAATAAAGGCGTATGTTCTAATGGAGTTACTTTGCCAACGTGCTTACTAACGTCAAAGGTTTGTACCGCTGGACTTTTTACTTCCGTTATTCCCCATTCACCTAGCACCACTACTCTATACTTATTATAATTGTATGTCTTTAACTGTTCGTAGTCTCTTATTAGTGCATCATCTTTATATCCATAAGTTCCGCAAGGTGATCCGACTGACCAATAGTTATCGTTATAGTCGGTTTTAATTAATAGCCTTGCACCGTCTGCGGACATCTTAATAAAACTTTCTGGACTTGGTAGCTTGTATTCGCTGTCTATCCATTCTATTCTATCTAGGTAAGGCTTAATCCATAAATGTTCAGATACTGGATTCCATGTGCAGAAAAACATCTTAGATACCTCCCCCCTAAATGATAGTCTAGTCTCTTCGTACTCTTCCTGACTGAATTGGTCAAGCTCATCAAATAGCATATATGAATAATCCTCAATACCTTTTGCGCTATCCTCACTATCTAATCCTTTAAACTTAATGTGTGCTTTTGAGGCCCGAAACTCTTTATCCATGACATTTATTGCGGCTTCTACTTTTGTGGTGCGCCTCGCCTTCTTAAATGTGCTTATTAGCGTCTCATTCATACGGTCAGACACTTTTCTAAAGGCTAGGGTGTTCTTTCCATATACCGCAGCTTTAATCAATGCGAATTGTGCTACCGTATAAGTTTTGGTTGATGACTTACCTCCATAGATGTAAACGTGCTTTATATTCGGATATTTAGTTTCAATATCCCAAAGTATGTGGAATAGTGGATTAAACCACTTATTATCGAATTGAACTTTATTAATGTGCATTATGACCTATCCACAAACTCGGCTGCTAGTCCTATCATCTCATGAGTATTCTTTTGCTCTACCTGTTTAGGTGATTCCCAACCTCCTATCTTAGCCATGAACTCTGCGGACTTAGTATCGCCTTGCAATGCTTTTTCAACTTGCTTATAAATGATTTCAGCCTCCATTGAAAATTCAAACTCGCCATTTATAGTATTCTTTTTACTAGCTATCTGCTCACCTATAAATACTAATGCGTCTTTAATGGTCTTTATTTTCTTTTTACCAGCTGATTTATTCTCTGGTGAAGGTTGGTAGTCCTTTGAGAATTTAACCCCCTTACCTTTAAGATTATCAATTTTTGCCATAGGTCGTTTATTGCTCGTTTAGCGACACTTTTTGTCGTTTAGTAATATTATGTTCGTATTGTTCTATTCTCCTGTTCAGATACCATTGTGCTTTTTTTAGGTCTTCCAGCTCCTTGCCTTTCTTATCTGCCCTTAGAATGTACTTTAAGACATTGCCTAAGTGAAAGTCTAGGTTATAGTGTTCGATTACTTTTATAGCTTCGTAGGTATTATCTCCTCCGTAATGAACTGGGTGATGTATTGATTCTGACATTGGTTTTTATTCAAATTCTTTTTTATCAATTACAACTCCATTACGTTTGATATTCAAAGTAGGGTCTAGTTTAATCATTCGCTTTACTATTACATCGCAGTATTTTGGGTCTAATTCCATACCATAACATTTGCGTTTAAGTTGATGCGAAGCAACCATTGTTGAACCTGAACCACAAAATGGTTCTAATATTAACTCTGATTTTTTAACTAATTCTATTGCTTTAAATGGTAATTGAATAGGAAAACAAGCCTTATGATTGTCTTGCTGACTACCGATGTTTGATACTTCCCAATGATTACTTACAACTTTATCTAATCCTAATTTATCTCCATTTGTGCTAAATAAATATATTGGTTCCCAATCTCTCATTAATGAACCTTTAAATGGTATAGTTGATGATTTTTTCCAACATATCTGCTCTATTAAAAAGTCTAAATGATTTGATATTTGCTTAATATATTCAAATCTGCTATTTGCATTATAACTTACATTCCAAAATATAAATCCATTTGTATATAAAAAACAATTATCTAATACTTCTACAACAAAATCTATGTATTTATTGCTATCTAAATTATCGGAATATCCTTCATCATATAATTTAATACTTTTCTTTTTATTAAATATATCTCCTTGTCCTGCTTTTGTATTTGCATTATAAGGTGGACTTGTGAATACCATATCTGCCTTTTGTGCATTCATTAGCTTTGCCACTTGGTCGCTATCTGTACTATCCCCACAAAGCAAACGATGCTCTCCTATCTCGTAAAGGTCTCCTAAAACGGTTATAGCTTCCGTTGGTGGTGTGCTATCAAAATCGTCTTCTATTGCATCTAATACGGTTTCTTCTTCTATAGTCTCACTAACTACATTAATACTCTCAATATTGACCTCTTGAATGTCTATGTTTTCCACCTCTAAAAACTCTATAAGGTATTCCTCAGCAAATGGGTTAGACTTCTGATTAAACACAGATACTAGAATTGATATAGCTTCTTTACGGTCTTTAGCTTCGATTTCAACTGCGTTCAATTCCTTTGGTACTTTGTGACCTTCTGCTATTAGTTCGTTCAATACGTCTAACCTATGATGTCCGTCGATGCAGTAATACTCACCTTCACTTTCCCATACATAAAATGGTAATGAAAATCCGTACTTTAATAAGGACTTTTTAAGATGTGCTGTATTGTAAGGTAGCTTTATTCCATCTGGTTGCAACGCTTTAATCTTTTGCCATTCTAGTTTAATTGATTGTTTTATCCTATCCTTCATTTATTTTTTCGTTTATCCATTTAGTGTAATAGTATGCGAACTGTTCATAGGTTAATCTATATTTAGCTAGTGGACTTGACATATATTGGTGATGCAAAACCTCTAATGGAACTCCATTCATATCGCAAAATTAATCAATTTTTCTTAA